CGGTTGTCAGAATAAGATGCCTCTTAATAAGCTTGAGAACTTTATCAAGAATGCCGAAGGTCGCATTCTGTACGTTAACCCTAACGACCTTGACTCTACTGATGGTATTGAGAACCAAGGTAATTCGTTAACGAAACCTTTCAAAACCATTCAGAGAGCACTGCTGGAATCAGCAAGATTCTCTTATCTGAGAGGTGATGACAACGATCTTGTAGAGAAAACTACTATCCTTGTGTTCCCTGGTGAGCACTTGATTGACAACAGACCTGGATATGCCATCAAGGATAATGGTGGTGTTGCAACAGCAGTTGCTCCTGGAGGTTCCGAGTCTGCTGCACAAAATGAATTAACTCTTACACTTAATTCTAACTTCGATCTTACGCAGGAAGATAACATCCTGTATAAGTTTAATAGTATCAATGGTGGTATTATCATTCCTCGTGGTACTTCTATCGTTGGTCTTGACTTAAGAAAGACAAAGGTTAGACCAAAGTATGTTCCAAACCCAACTGATCCAGATGTACCAAGCACCGCAATCTTTAGAGTTACTGGTGCTTGTTACTTCTGGCAGTTCACCTTCTTTGATGGTGATGAGACGGGATTAGTCTATACTGACCCCAGAGATTTCTCTACAAACAATAGAACTAAACCCACATTCTCTCACCACAAAGTTACTTGCTTTGAATATGCAGATGGTGTGAATATCCCTGGTGGATATCAACTCACCGACCTTGACATGTATTACAGCAAGATTAGTAATGCATTCAATAGAGCATCTGGTAGAGAAATTGACCAGAAATTCCCTGTTGATCCTCTTGGTTTCTCAAAACAGAGACCTGAATGGGAAATTGTTGGTGCTTTTGCAACTGACCCTGTAGTTATTTCTAGCATCATTTCTGGTGATGGTGCAACTCCTGGAACTATTGTTACAGTTACAACTCAAACTGCACACGATCTTAATGCAGGAACACCTATTAAGATTAGAAATATCAACGTAGAAGATTATAATATCTCAACCAAAGTTGTTGACGTTCTGAGTGATACTAGATTTACCTATGCTCTTCCATATGTAAGACCAAACCTTCCTGCTGGTCCTGGAGCAGGTCTTGCACCAGGAAGAGGAGCATCTGTTGTTATTGAAACTGACACCGTATCTGGTGCATCTCCATATGTCTTCAACGTATCATTGCGTTCTGTCTATGGTATGGCAGGTATGCACGCCGATGGAAGCAAAGCAGATGGTTTCCGCTCCATGGTTGTTGCACAGTTCACTGCTGTATCACTTCAAAAGGATGACCGTGCATTTGTTAAGTATGATCCAAAGAACAGAAGATATGATGGTCTTCCAACAACTAAAGTAACTGGAGATTTACTGTCTAGAGGTTCTTCTTCTCTTACTGAAGCGCAAGTTTATCACTTAGACTCTAATGCTGTCTATAGAGATGGGTGGAAGACAACTCATATCAAGATGTCGAACGATGCTGTTATTCAGATCGTTTCGGTCTTCGCTATTGGTTTCCACAAGCACTTTGATTGTTTAAGTGGTGGTGACGCTTCTATCACCAACTCCAACTCCAACTTCGGTCAGTTCTCACTGGCAGCAGATGGATTTAAGGCAGCAGCATTTAATAAAGATGACAAAGGATTTGTAACTGGTGTTGTTACTCCTAGGTCAATCGGAACTCCAGAAATTGATATTGAATGGGTACAATTTGATGGCGATAAAGTTACAACATCTTCTAATTCTCAAAGACTATATCTCTTAGGTTATACTAATCTAGATATTGAGCCACCAATCATTTCTCAGGGATATAGGATTGGTGCTAAGGTTAATGATACTGTATATCTCCAAGAAACTGTTAGTGGTGCTACCGTAGAACACGGTGCTAAGATTCTGATGACAAATGACATCCCAGAATCTACGACATCAAATACAGTATCTGGTGCTGATACTTCAGCAAAAGTATACAATGGTGTAAGAATTACCGTACCATCTACAGATACTACTGGTACCAAGACCATTTACAATACCACAACAGGTCATAACTTAAGAAACGGTGAATCAATTCGCATCTTTAGTGAGACTGGTGATCTTCCTGAAGGTTTGGAAGAGAACAGAGTTTACTATGCAATTACATCATTCAAAAATTCTGGAAGAACTGATGGAATCTCCCTCTCTGGTTCCCAATTCCAGATTGCAGCATCTAAAACCAATGCAGATGCATCAACACCAATCTATATTACAAGTTATGGTGGTGAACAAATTAGAGTAGAAAGTAGAGTTTCAGATAAAGTTGCTGGTGAGATTGGTCATCCAATTCAATATGACTATGTTGTAGGAAACTGGTTTGTATATGTTGAAGCAAACAGTGATTTATATGATTATCTGAAGAATCAAACTGGTGATAGTGAAATTTCTATCGTCAAGAGAGTTGAAGATGGAAGAAGTATTGATGAGAAAATCTATAAACTTCGCTATGTCGTTCCAAAAGAACTTGAGAACGCTAGAGATCCTGTTAGTGGTTTTGTACTTCAAGAATCCAGTGATGTTAATGTTAGAGAAGTTGCCGACTTCAACCTTAATGTCATAACCACTGCTGATTACAATTTCAATAGAAATCCAAAGTTTATCAGCACATGCAGTTACAATAATCCAACAAACACAATTGTTTATAGTACAGATAGACCACACAATCTCAGAGATAATGATATTGTTATTATTAAAGGTATAACAAGTACAACCAATGAATCTGCTATAGACAACTTTGGATATAACGGATCATTTAGAGTTTCGGACGTTAAAGATAGCAATACCTTTACTGTTAATGATGTTGATATCTTCGATATCACTCACGCACCAGGACTTTCAAACTTTGATGCAAATGTTAGAGATAAAACTCTTCCAACACTGCAAAGAAATGATGCACAAGAGAATCTTTACATCTATCGTGTAGAGACAATCACTTCATATATTAAAGATGTTCAGGATGGTGTCTACTATCTCTATGTTCTGAATTCAAATAATGCAGTTCAAGATCCTAGTGGTGAATTTAGTGATGGTAAGTATAGTCAAAACATCACTGACCTGTATCCACAGTTGGATAGAGATAATGAAGTTGACAATCCAGCATCTGCAGCAAGTTATGCTAAGAGAACTCCTCTTGGAGAAGTTGTTACTAATGATCTGAAGAGAAGTTTAACGAGAGAAACCACAGATAAGTTCTTCAAGACCTTTACTGCAGGAAATGAAATTACTGCTGTAACTGCCACAAATACTGCCGCAACTGTTACACTTGCTTCTGAGCATGGATTGGCAGGTATTACAACGTTCTCATCCTTAATAGGTGGTTCTGGTCATACTGATGGAACATATTATAATGTTCGTCTGATTAATAACCAAACAGTTCCACCAACTAATCTTGAAACTATTAACTTAGTTTGGGATGGTGCTCTTGCAACTGTTGAAGTTAGTAGTGGTGCAGTCACCAATGCAGTAATTACTGCAAACGGTTCTGGATACACCGATGGCGAAACCCTTTACTTTGACTCCAATCAGATTGGTGGCACTCCTCAAGCAGGAATTGGAATCACTGCATCGGATATTAACATTGCAACAAATGATTATGTTCAGATAACTGGTATTGGAACTACTGGTGGTGGTTATTATACAATTACCAATACAAATACCCCAAATCAAGTTGCTATTGCAAGAACTGTTGGCGATCCATTACCAACTCCAGGGGAATATATTACCGTTCTTGGTCGTGTAGGAACTATTTCAAATCATAGCGTAAATGGAAGTATTCACACATTTACAGTTACATCAGGCGAATCTTCTGGATTGATTGCTGGAAATTCCTTAAGACTCCTTGATACAAGTAATAATAACTTAGGTGATTACTACGTTAACAGTGTTACTAAAGGTGCCACAAATACCTTCGATGTTGTTACATCAACAGATATTAGTGCTGCCAAAAAGTTTATGAAGCATGGTATATCTGCTAATAATGCAAGTGCAGATAGTTTTGGTGAGAATATTGGTACTAGAACTCTTACATTCTATGATAACAATATTCTCTTAACAAAGGAAACGATTGGCGTTAGCGATTCGCAATTTAAGGTTGCAAAACCTGATGGTCATACCACTAAGATTGAATCTAGATTCCCAGTAGGTTCATATATTCAGATTGATAATGAAATCATGAGAGTCAGTTCTGGTGAACTCACTGGAACTAATAACGATGAACTTCAAGTAATTCGTGGTTCGATGGGAACCATCATTGAAACTCATGAAACAAACAGTCAAATCAAGAAGATTAAACTGTTACCAATCGAATCACGTAGACCTTCTATTCTTCGTGCATCTGGTCATACATTTGAATATCTTGGTTATGGACCTGGTAACTACTCAACTGGTTTACCTCAGGTTCAACTCAAAACTCTCTCCGAGGATGAAGAGTTCTTATCACAATCACAGGAAACTTCTTGTGGTACTGTTCTCTACACTGGTATGGACAGTGATGGTGACTTCTATATTGGTAATACCAAGTATTCTGCACAATCTGGTGAGCAGAAGACATTTGATGTTCCAACACCAACTGTAACTGGTGAAGATCCCAACAGACTCTCTGTTGTATTTGATGAGATTGTTGTTAAAGAAAGAATCCTGGTTGAGGGTGGTAAATCTAAGCAGATTCTATCTCAGTTTGATGGACCAGTTACATTCACTGGCAATGTAAGACTTGCTAAAACCTTAATTCTTAATGGAGTTCCATCTTCATTAAGAACTGCAGGATCTATTGATATTAAGAGTCAATCGGATGCAAACAATTGCACCGATCAAGATGCTGCTCTCAGAGTTGCTGGTGGTGTTGCTATCGGTAAGAGACTGTTTGTTTGTGATGATGTCTATTTTGGTGGCAGTTTAACAGTCGATGGTACCTCTAAATTTACTGGTGAAGTTACTGTTGATACTGGTATTATCCCAGATTCTGATGAGGGAGCATATCTTGGCACATCATCAAAACCGTTCTCAGAAGCACATATTGGTGAAATTAAAATTAGTGTCAGTGGTAATGCTGAAATCGACACTGCTACAGGTAATTTAACTCTTGATTCTGCTGATGGAACGACAACAGTCGATGATAACTTAATTGTTAATGGAACTAGTAATCTTCAAGGAAATGTTACTGCTGGTGCTAATCTAAGTGTTGGTGATGATTTGAGTGTTGGTGATGATTTGAATGTTGGTGATGAACTCACTGTTAGTGGCACTACTAATTTACAAAATACGAATGTTACTGGTACTTTAAGCGTTGCTGGTTCAGCAACTATTGATCAGGTTACTATTAATGGTGATACTGTTACTGCAACTAGATTTGCTGGTGAAGCAGATGAGTCTGGTCAATGTAGAGTTTATGGAACTCAAGGACAAAGAGATAATGGTTATCTGACCACTGATGAAATGGCACTCATGATGTCTCCTTCCAATTTTGGAAGTGGTGTAATGCAGAAATTGATGCGTGACCAAAATGTAAGATTTAATATTGCAACAAATGAACTCAAGTCTGAAGGAGATATTATTGCGTTTAATACATCAGATGAAAGGTTGAAAGATAATGTAACTCCCATTGACGACCCTCTCGCAAAGGTTATTACCTTAGGTGGATATACATTTGACTGGAATGAGAATACTGCTAAAGAAGGAACTGAAACTGGTGTAATTGCACAAGAAGTTGAGGCTCTGGGACTTCCAGGATTGGTCACAACAAGAAATAATGGATATAAGGCAGTTCGTTATGAAAAACTTGTCCCACTTCTCATTGAAGCAATCAAGGAACTTAACGACAAAGTTTCTGCCCTTGAAGACAAACTAAATAACTAGAAAAGCATCCAGAGATGGCGAATTATAACAAGCAGTTTAATTTTCGTAATGGTGTTCAAGTTGATAATGACAACTTTGTAGTAAGTCCTACTGGTTTGGTTGGAATAGGAACGACTATTCCAACTGAATCCATTGATGCTTATGGGAATGCAAAAATCTCTGGATTTGCTACGGCAACAACATTATATTCAACTTCTCTTGAAGTAAATGGATCTGCAAGTGTCACTGATTTAACTTTCACAAATAGTGTTGTTGGCACTGGAGTTAGTATTGCTTCGGGCATCATAACATCATATGAAATCTCACCAGGAGTTGCTGGTATTGTTACTTATTATGGTGATGCTAGATTCCTTTCAGGAATGCCCACATCACAGTGGATTGATGTTGATGCTGGATTGGGTTATACAAGCATCTATGCTGCCGGAAATGTTGGGGTGGGAACGACAGACCCACGCTTCACTTTCCAAGTTGGGGGAGTTGCGGACAATTCTCTTGCAGGATTTGGAACTGGCGTAGGTATTAATTCCACTGGTGATGTTTTAATTAGTGGAATTACAACTGCATATAAATTCGTTGGTATTGGTTCAGATTTAACACTACTTGATGCAGATAATATTTCTTCCGGAACTATCAGTAATGATAGAATTCCTACATTATTAAATTCAAAACTACCTCACGATATTGTAGTTGGTGGTGGTCTCACTGTAACTGATAATTTAGCAGTTACTGGTATTGCAACTGCCATTCGTTTTGAATCTGATACAATTCAATCTGATACAATTCAATCTGGAATAATTACTGCAACAAATAGATTTATAGGAGATATAACTGGTAATCTTACTGGTGTTGCATCATCTGCATCATCTTTAACTGGAACTCCAAACATTAGTGTTGGTATTATTACTGCAAATGCTGTTTCCGCATCTAGTTTTATCGGTGGAATTACAGGTACTGCATCAACGGCAGCATCACTCACTCCTGATGCAGAAGTAGATATTGCAGACTTAACTGTTGGTGTTGCGACGGTTACAACTCTTGGTATTGGAACTAATTATCTAGGTGGAAGAGTTGCGATTGGATCTGATAGAGCTGCAAACAATGCCGATATTCTCATCAGAAGAGTTGGTTTTGTAACTACTCAGGCAGCGATACAATTAGTCAGTGAAAAAGCATCTTCATACATTGCTATTGGTAGATCTGATTCAATCAATGCATGGAATACGGTATTGAGATACGGTCATAATGATAATTCATATAGTACACCATATTCATTCAGCATTCTTAATAATGGTGATGGAAATATCAATCAATATCTGCAAGCAGGTGCTATAGGAGTCAATACTGGTTCTTACTACTGGCATTTCCAAAGCACTCCATTGATGGCATTGACTTATGGTGGAAACTTGGGTATTGGAATCACATTGCCAGAATATACACTAGATGTTGCAGGAACTCTTAGAAGTTCTGGTATTTTGACTACATCAGAGTTGTATGTTACTGGAGATACAACTGTTGGTGGAAACTTGAATGTTACTGGAAACATTACACTTCCAGATGCAATCAATGCAAACGTAACTGGCAATCTTACTGGTAACGTAGATGGATCTAGCGGTATTTCAACATTTAGTAATGCAAATGTTACTCAAGTAATAACAGCAGCACAAATTGGTATTGGTACAGATCCCACAGGTGTTAACAGATCACTTGCAGTAAATGATGGAACTCAATCATTTATTGTTGAAGCAAATGGATCGGTTGGAATAAAAACTGATGGATTCCATTATATGAATGGAATCAATGCTTCTACTTCAAGTCATGCTTTTGGGCAAATTGGAGTTGCTACAGATAGAATTTCTGCTGATTCTTGTGCCGTTGACTTTGGACAAGTTGGATCTGGATATACATCTATCACAGATATTACAACTAGAGAATTCATGAGAGTTCCAAGAGTAACTGCCACACAGATAGCAGCATTTACTGGACTTATTGGTGGTGAAATTGTTTATGATACAGACAATAATGTCCATAAAGGATATAACGGTACAACCTGGAATAACCTTTACTAATAACTAACATGGCAATTAAAAATTCAGGATCTCCTTTAAGGTTTTCAGAAATAGAATCTGAGTTTGGAAGAAACAGTAAGCGTAGTCTTGGTGACTATCGTGTTAGTGATAATTATGCTAATGCAAGAGGAGGAGCCGCTGCTGCTGTAGGAGATATGCCATTAGATGATGGTATTCCACAATCAGGTGAAATAAAATTTAGCGATTTTTATAATAAACGCTTGAATATGGTTGTTGATTACTACTCTGGCAATGAAAGAAAGAGAGTTGATGCAAGAAGAAAATACGATAACAACCCTAATCATGTTAGATGTATTGGTGGATTTAGAACTAGACCTGCAAATTCTTCTGGAACCAAGGTCATATTACATATTAATGATACCATCTACTCAGAAAAATCTAGTAACAGGAGAGTTGTTGCTTTTAGAACAGGTAATTGGAATAATGGAACTGATTTGCGTATTGACGTTGGTGATGCTGGAAGAATTTTAGGTGCTGGTGGTGATGGTGGAAAAGGTGCTGATAATGAAAATGAAAGTGGTCAAAACGGGAAAAATGGAACTAGTGCATTAGGTCTTAAGTATCCCGCAACTATTAGAGTTTTCAGTGGTGGAGTTGTCGCTGGCGGCGGCGGCGGTGGCGGCGGTGGCGGCGGTGCCTATGATACAGATAAATGGGATGATGAGTTAGCGTCTGGTGGTGGAGGCGGCGGTGGTGCCGGTAAACCAGCAGGTTCTGGTGGAAGTGGTGGTAATAGTTGGGGATCAGATGGAAGTGGTGGTTCTAGCGGTTCCGATTATAATGGTGGCGGCGGTGGTAACGGTGGCAACGCTGGTGGTGAAGCAAGAGGTGGTCGCGGTGGACGTGGAGGTAATAGTGGAGAGAAAGGTGAATCAGGTGAAACAGGTGATGGTGAAAAGTCATCCGGAAAAGGTAGTGGAGGAGAACCTGGTTATTGGATAGTTACTGGTGGAAACTCCTATAATCTTTCCCTCAATCAAGGCACTGTTTCTGGTGGAAGTCACGGAGGAGCTTACTCTTAATATCTTATAACTAGATAAGAGAACTGATTTTATTATGGAAGACTTTATCCAAATTTATGATGATGCAATTCCAGAAACCCACTGTGAAAGTTTAATCAACTTCATTGATAAACTTGAAGAATGTGATTCAATGAGAAGTTCTGGAGTAAAGAAACATTTAACAGATCATAAAGCATTCAATGCATCACATAGTTATCATACAACTTCTGGATCTTGGTTAGGATCAAATTTTCTACCATATATTCAAGAACCTGTAGATAAGTATCTAAACAAATATACAGTCTTTGGCGAATCAAAATTTTTATTATATGATGTAAAGGCAAAAAAGATTCCCATTGGTGGTGGGTTTCATAACTGGCATTATGAGAACTCTAGAATACCTTACTGCACTAGACAATTTGTAGTGCAGGCATATCTTAACGATGAATTTGAAGGTGGAGAAACAGAATTTTTGTATCTCAATAAAAGAGTTAGTGCTAAACAAGGACGAATTATAATTTTTCCTGCAGGATTTACTCACGTTCATAGAGGAAATCCACCAATAGGTGGAGAAAAATATATTGCAACTTCTTGGGGTATGTTACAAGCAGTGGAGGATGATTTATGAAAAAATACAGATCTGGTATTCATTACGGCGAAGATAGAAAGTCTGCAACTAAAGAAAGAATGGAAATTATTTACAGTGGAGATTGGTATCATGTTCCAAGAGCGTAATGTTGAATTTGAAACAATCATACAGGTTGATGTAATTAAAGGTAAAATTTTTACAGATATTGATCCCATACTAGAAATTATACTAGACAACTCTAATAGAAAACTTTCTTATGAAATACTGAGTAGTAGAAATGAAGATACTCTTTGTCCAGAAAATGAATTTGTAGATGAAGTTATTGCTGAAATGAAAGCAGATTTCAAATCAGCAACAGGACAAGATATTGAATGTATGGGTTATTGGGGTCACATTCATGAACATAATATGAGTACGAATACTCACAATCATGGTAATGCATATGTTTCGGCAGTATTGTATCTTTCTGTTCCAAAAGGTTCTGGTAGTTTAGTGTTTGTTCCAAGACTCAATCAATATGATAATTCGATGTACAAATCTACAATAACACCAGAAAAAGGTTCTTATTATATGTTTCCAGGATACCTCGATCATTATGTAACTAGAAATCATTCGCAAGAAAGAAGAGTTTCTATTTCATTTAACTTTAAGAAATTATGATTGTATTAGATAATGTAATTCATGAAGATGTATTTGAAGAATGTAAGCAAAATCTTTTAGGAACACTCAAAAAGTCAACAAGAGAAAATTGGTATGATTTAGATACAGAATTTATCTATAGTGATTTTTGTCTTTCAATGATAAATCTTGCAAATAATTACTATGATTTGTCATCATGCAGTGGATATGAATTTTGGACACACAAAAATACAAAACCACCAAGATGGCATATAGATTGTGATGAGAGGAGAAAAAAAGAACAAAATGTAATGACCTTTCCTATATGTTCTATTGTTTACTATCCATTTGTTAGTGATATTACTGGAGGAGAATTACTTATATCCCACGACAATACTGTGAAGTCACATTCAAATTACAAAATCTTCAAAGAGACACAACAGTATCACATAGAAGAGAATCCAACCTTTGATACAATTATACCTAGAACAAATAGAATGGTAATCTTCCCACCAGGAAAATTTCATATGGTGAATGAGTTTCAAGGAGAACGATATTCATTTATTATAAATCCTTGGGATAGTAGTAAATACATGTACCCAGAGACTATACTATGAAAATACTAATAAAGATTGAAGAGTATCTTCCAGAAACACAGCAAATTATTGTTAAATTTTGTAGTTCACAATCAGAAAAATCTATTGATGAGGTTCAATCACTTGCAATCGATTTGGATAAATTAGATCTTTTAGATACTGAATTATTTTTACAATCTTTAACTGCACAAGGTCAAGAGGTAATAGATAGATATGAACAACTTCAATTTGGTGAAGTTGTGGAAAATGGACCATTAGATATTTCAAAATTATTAGGTAGAACTATAGAGAGAGAAGAGTTTCCTAGAAATAAAAAAATGATACCAATGAAAAGGATTGAGTTATGAAATACTTCAAAAAATGCGAAGAGTTTTACATTTGTGGATCGACAAATAAGAAAAAAGAAATTTTTGCAGAATCTGGTGATAAATCTCTAACTCTTTTTCAAATTATAGTAAGAGGAAGAGGAAAAGTTTCTGATCCTTATGATAAAAAAGTAATAGATTGTCCTAATGGTGAAATAATCGATATAAGGTCATTTTTGGGAAAAGATAGAATTATTTTATCCGATAAAAATAGTGAAGAGTATTATGAGGTTTATGGATTCAACCCACTCATACCATCACAGGAATGGGATGCTAAGAAGATAACATCATCCTTTAGAGGAGATAGTAACAGTTGGATTATATGTTTTGATGGTAGTGCAACTATAAATGGAAAGGTAGTTGAAAAATTTGATTATGCAAAATTAGAAGATAAAGATTATGAAGTTGAAGTTGACAATGCCTTATTGGGAGTATTCACAAAACTATGATTACTAAACAAGACCTAGATTCATTATATAAATGGGCAAAAGATACTGATTTTCCATTAAGGAATGAACGTATCACATCAAAATATATGGGATATGATCTCAAAATATGTTGGATAAGATCACACAATCTTTATCCAAATAAAAATATATCAAAAGATGTAAAAAAAATTATTGAAAATAAAAACATATTATCTGTTGCTTTTTTAAGTTACCCACCAAATATGACTGCCCCTCCACATCGAGATTATAACCCACATCGTCAACCATACAGAAGGATTCAAATACCAACAAAGGTAGAAGATGGATACATTGAATGGACTGCTACTGGTGAAAGAGTCTATTGGGAAGAAGGTAAACCAGAAATCTTTAACGTAGAAGAAGAACATCAAGGTGCTAATAATTCTAGCACAAGAATGGAATTTTTGTACGTTGATGTAAGACTTGACACAATGGTGGAATGTCAGTAGAATATGCTTTGTGAGCGTTGAAGAGATGAAGTCTAAAGAGATCTTTCCGGTAACAATCTTCAAGACTCAAGTAAACAATAATACTTTATTGAAGAATCTTTTAGTGCCAGGAATTGTAGAAGCATCAGAGAATCTTGAAATTCCAGAGGATTGGACTACAAATAAGATTAGAACATCTTATAAGAGAGAACCTCCTGGTATGGAGATACTTCAGGATAATCAAAATCTTTTAGATAATCAATACAGAGAATGTCTTGATGAGATTTTCGATAGAGATTATACAGCAGATATAAATGACATTTGGTATAACGTTTACTTTGATGGTGAGTATCAAGAAATACATGACCATCTAGGTGGCGCACTAAATCCAGCACACTTTTCATGTATTCACTTTCTTTCATTCAATAAAGAAGAGCATCAACCACCAGAGTTTCATGATCCTTTAGCACAACTTAGACATCTAAGTGTAGAGTTTGATAGTAATGACTGTGGTGACATTTATGTGCCAGATGTTGATGAGGGAGACTTACTAATGTTTCCGTCATATCTTCGACACTGTGTATTGCCTTGTGAAAAGACTGAATATCCAAGGATTACAATATCATTTAACATAAGAGTTTTAAGTTATGGAAATACAAGTCATTGATAACTTTCTTTCAGTTGATGACTGTGAGAATGTGATTGAATATTGTCATAATGCTGGATATTCTTATGGTGAGAAGGATAGTCCCACTTCTCTACCTACAGGAATGATTCATGAGATTGATGAGACCAGTGAGATATATAAACTGTTTCGGGATGAGACTAGAGAATTAGTTCCAACATCTCTCAATCTCAATAGAATGTATGTGAATTGTTTTGCACCAAGTGAAAACCCATACTTTCATATTGATGGGTCTCATGGTGTTACACTTTTATATTATGCTGTTGAAGAATGGAATATAGAATATGGTGGAGAGACTCAGTTTGTTGTTGATGATGAGATAAGAGGTGTATTTCCTTTTCCCAATCGTATGGTGATGTTTGATGCCAATATCTTACATCGTGCGACCGCATTTAGGACTGGACATAGGTTCACACTTGCTGTAAAATATGGTATATGAAAAGATTTACACTTGCTATTGGTAACCCACCTTACGGTGTTGGTGGAAACCTTGCCATCAAATTTCTGAACAAGACATCAGAAATCACTGATGACATTCGTTTTGTGTTGCCAACTTCTGTTCGGAAACCATCCTCACTTAATAAGATTGTGGGGCACCTTCATTGTGTTGTGGATGAAGACTGTGACCCAAAATGTTTCCCAGGTGGTATCAATGCAGTAAAACAACACTGGGAAGTCAAAAACTCATCGAGATTTGCCAGAGGCGTGGGCGAGATTCCAATGATGCGAGAGCATCCAGATTTTGAATTTCTGCCCTATGAGCGTCGAGATGAGGCAGATGTTTTTGTTGGTGAATATGGTTGTGGACCTAGTGGTAGAGTAAAAACTGAAAACTTTACTCACTATGCAAAGGGACATCACTTTTTACGCTGTCGAGATTTGACAGTCGTAGATAATATGGTAGAGTTTGCGGATAAGTTTCGTGCTGCTGCAACACAGTGCAACGGTAGGTATCACTTCGGCAAGAATGATTTGATCACCACCTACACAAAATGTCTAGAGGAACGTGATGGCAAAGAATAAGCACAACCAAAACGTTGGTTCAACCATCGAACGTTCCGATGAAAGAATCAAAGAAACACAAGAAGTTTTCACTCCGATGGAACTTGTGGAGCAGATGATTGATGAGATTCCAGAAGAGTTGCTGAAAGATCCTAGCAGCACATTCATTGACAACTCTGCTGGATGTGGAAACTTTCTTGTTGGATTAAAGAATCGTTTGTGTCAATATCACAGCGAACAACACGTTTTAGATAACATGCTGTATGCCGTGGAAATGATGGAAGACAATCATAGGGAACTTTGTGGGCGTTTGGGCGTTCCTGCAACACATTGTCATTATGTTTGTGCCGATGCTCTGACCTATAACTATTCCTTTGGCGAACCAGTTGGGTTAGATAAGTTCTTCTAATCGTTTAGGGGTTGACAGGGCATCGGATTCATCGTATATTGCATGAGTGGTTGGGGGATTGCCTCACCACGTTGCACACTGCATTAACTAACTTATTATGTCTGGTCAAGGTTTTGGTTATGAAGTTCAGATTCCTTCTGAATACGTTTCTCACCCGAAAGATACTGATGAAATGCTTCACCTGAAGCGTGAAGTTGAGGGTTATGTTCGCCCTGAGTATGCGAGTTGCAAGTATCTTTATACTGCAATCGTGAATACCAAAGACATCAAACTCCGCAAAAACGTGGGTCGTAAGCGTGGTAATGACCGCAAAGTGTATGACCGTGTAGCACGTTCTCTGGAGAAAGGTTACAAGGTTGGAAAACTGCCCCCTGTGATTCTTCTGGATGAAGACATCAACAAACTGGAAAACTGGTTGGTGAATGGCAACCACCGCTGGATGTGGTATGTTGCTAACAACTACGAGTGGATGCTCGTTGATGTTTATGCCGCTAACGATGGTTACGCTGACGGTGACGTAATTGATGAGGTTGGTCTTCTGCATCAACCGCAACCTGACGGCACTGAGTCTAACTACGATGACTATTTTGCCCGTGGACAGGCATATATTCGTCGCCAACAAGAGAAGGGTATTGAAGTCACTCAGGAAATGATTGATGGGTGGGTTGACACTTTTGCAGTTCATGAAATTGCTATCAACCGCACCAATCTCAAGCGCAATCTTTTCAAGACTGAAGTCAAAGATTCGTTCCTGACCAACTACACTGCTCGCACTGGTCCTAACGGTATCGTTGAAATCTACAGGAAGCACGGTATCATCATTCTTGATTCTGGTGCTACTGTTACGACTGATATTGTTGACCGTTTGTACGAAGCAACGCAGAAAGTGTGGATTCGTGACTTTCTTCCTACCTTCCTTGCTTGTGCTGCTGAAGGTATCAAGACTCGCTTAAATTTCTATGTGAATACCAGCAATGTCTCCGATGGTGACGAATTGCTGAAAGTTATCTCTGTTCGCATCAAGGAACTCCGTGGGATTCTTGACAGTTTGGACCTCATCTATAGCGATAGTGAAGTTGACCTTCGCGACTTCTTGATTATCGGTAAGCGTCCTCCTCAAATTGATGATGTGGATGACTACACCAAACTGCAAGATATTGTTGAGGAGTTGCAATCTCCCAACAAGATGAATGTGAAGATGTGGCAAATGACTTGCTCCATTCTTCAATCCAACTTCACTGATGGTTGCTTCACTGCTACTCAAGCATTTGATGTAATCCGCCCGATTCGCACTACCGTGTCGAAGTTCAAGAGTGAGCGTAGTTTCCAAGGCACAATCCTTGCGGAATTGCAAATCCTCCGCAACAAAGGTATTCTGCACTTTGTTGACAACGACGGCACCTACTGCTTCCGCTGATAGGGTCCAATCTCAGAACCGTCCACTGGGTTTCCTGGTGGGCGGTTTTCTGCTATAATAGTCCCATACGCAACAGAGCAGCACTTGACCATTACACTCCGCCCACACCAGCGCAAAGCAGTTGATGCAATGTGGAACAACAGCAAAGGTCAGGTCATCATCCCTACGGGTGGTGGTAAGACCATCTGCATGATTCAGGATGCTATTCATCAACAAGCGGTTCCAACTGGCACCACTATTGTTGTTGTTGCTCCTCGTATTTTGCTTGCTGAGCAACTCTGCAAAGAGTTTCTTGAGTTGGTTTCTACCACTCACACTCATGTGATGCACGTCCACAGTGGTGATGTTGAGTTTTTCAGCAGCACCAAACCCGAAAAGATTCACCTGTTCGCTAACACTGCACGGACTGCTGGTGAGAATTGCATCATCTTTACCACCTATCATTCTCTTCACAAGGTTCAGGAAGCAGACATTGAAGTTAATACAATTTACTTTGATGAAGCGCACAACTCCGTTCAACGTAACTTTTTCCCTGCTACGGAGCACTTTTCTGCTGAGTCTGATCGGTGTTACTTCTTCACTGCTACTCCTAAGCACTCTGTCACTATTTTCAAACCAGGGATGAACGATACTGCTGTTTATGGGCAGGTTATCTGCAACGTTCCTGCTCCCAAGTTGGTTGAAGAGGGTTACATCCTTCCTCCTAAAGTTGTGGTGAAGCAACTTCCCCAGGGTGATTTGAAGCAGTCTGATGAGAAGAATCTGCTGGATACCATTGATGACAATGCTCTCAACAAAATCCTGATTGCTGCACGTTCTACCAAACAGATTGTGCGCCTGGTTACTCAAACCGAC